TCATCCCGGTTCTGACGTAGCGTCGTCCGTCTCGATGACGATCTCGTCCGGAGCTGGTGGCATCGGCAGGCCAGCCTCCATGCAGACGTTCTCGAGCTGGTGGGCATAGGCCTTCCAATCCTTCAGGGACTGCTCGGCCTTGGCGGTCCGCGCGGCGTTCCGCCCGGCCTTCGCTGCCATCTCCATGAAGTCAGCAGTCCGCTTCTCGCGGAACTCGTCGACAACGTCGAGCATGGCTCGGCTGAGCGCGGCGCTCGGGATCACCTCCACTTGGAAGGTGGGTAGGATCTGGCTCAGCATGTGCCCGAGTTTCCGCATCATCGGTTGTCTCCTCGGGGTTCGGAGGGAGGCGCATCACCGCGGCGCCAACGGAACAGCATGTCTGCGATCTGGCTCCGCAGGCTGGCGACCTCCGTCTTCAGCGCGATGATCTCGATGTTCTGCTCCTCGATTTTCTCCGACTGCTGCTCGATCCACTTCGCGTGCTGGACCCGCTCCTCCTGCAGCACCTTGATGAGCTTCAGGAAGTTATCGTTCGCCAAGCTCGACGCGTCAGCGTTCGCGCGCGCGGCATCAGCGTTGCCCTTCTTTCGTCCGCCGAGCCACGCGATGATCGCGGTACCGATGGCCGCCAGTGCGGACAGCGTCGCCGAGATGATCGGACCCCAATCGATATGACCCACTCCAAGAGCCCTCGCCTCAGTCCAGCAAGTCGAAGAGGGCGGCGACGGTGAACATGGCGGTCACCGCTGCCACCATCGCCCAGACCACGACGCTAAGAACGTCAAGGCGGTAGAGCGGGGTGAAGATCATCATGGTGTGGGAGAGCATCATGAAGCCGGTCAGGCCGATCAGCCCGCCATAGAGCCGGCCGGCCGACAGGCTGATTTGCAGCTGGTGGCCGGCCCTAACGCGGAAGATCAGGGCCCACACGATGATGAAGCACGAGATGATGCCGACGGCCGAGAAGCCGACGTACAGGGCCTGCAGCACCGAATCGCCGCCGAGGCAGGTTGCTGCGCGCTGATAGCGATCCAAGCCCAGAAGATCGTCGATCCAATCCATGTCCGCTACCGCACCTCGAAATCGAAGGTCGAGAGGAGGTCGGTCCATTCCCGGGTCGGGCAGTGGGACTCTCTCGACGTGGCAATCTTCCACCTGCCCTTGGTGACGCGCGGTGGCAGGTCGTTGTCGACCTTCACGCCTCTGTAGAAGCCGACCTGCTCGTAGACGGCCGGGCGCCGCAGGGTGATGACCGCGGGCGCGCCCGGATCCTGGCTGGTGAAGACGGTGACGATGATGCCCTTGCAGGTCTCATGGATCTGCAGGTCGTAGGTGTAGACGAGGTGCCCGCCCTCCGGCACGACGTCGGGCTCTCCCTGAAGGTTGCTGCCGGTAACGACCGCGTCACTGCCCGAGGTCAGCCACACCACCGTGAAGCCGAACGACAGCGCGATGGCGCCGATGGTCATCAGGTGCGCGATCGCGAAGTAGATGCGTCGCAGGAGGGCGATGGTCGCTTTGGTGGGCATGTCGACCCTGAGCAGAAACGACGGGCAGGGAAGCGGATCAGGCGCACGCCTCAGTGCGCGTGCGGAATGTCGGCTCTCTCCAGAGCGACCTTCGCGACCTCTTCGCCGCTGGCGTTCGGTTCGAGCTTCAGCATCCGGGTGATCTTTCTCGCCACCTCCTCCGGTCCGCCGGCCGTCTTCCAGACGTAGGCGCTGACCTTGTCGGCGTTCGCTCGATTGAGGCCACGCTGCAGGGTGTTGGCGACGACGGTCGATCCCACGTTGACGTTCAGGGTCGCGTCCTTCGTGGCGTCACGGGTCGCTGCGACGCCGGCATCGAGCCATTTCCGGAGCGTGCGCTCGACCAGTTCCTCTCGCAGGAACATGCTCGCGATCGGAAACGTCTTGTAGGCCCAGGCCAGGAACAGTGGAGTGCCGACCAGGACTAGGATCTCGGTCGCCATCTGCGCAGCCGCGGTGACCCACGGCCCCCAGGAGAAGACAACGATCGGGCCGGCCGGGGTCTGCACCTCGGTGGCGATCTCACCGGCGAATCCGCCCCCGGTGGAAAGGATCAAGGCAGCGAGCGCTGCAACGAGGACGCCGAGAATGCTGAGACGACGCACCGCCGAGAGCAGGACGGCTACGAGAAGGACGAGTCCGGAGGTCGCCAAGCCGCCCATGATGAGCAGGCCGAACGTCAAGCCGCTGCCGGCACTTTCCTGGCCGGGCGGGCGCCCCATGGCGAATGCGGGCGCCGCGAGCCATACGAGAACGAGGCTGGAAACGAAGAGCAAGCGATGCAGGCCGGGCATCGAGCTGGGAAAAGTACGGGGCATGGCGCACCTGAAGAAGCTGTGAGGGTGCACAGCTTCATCTGTCACGGCCGATGCGTCAGCGCTCAGTCCGCGTCGAAGTCCTTCAGCGGAACCGTCTGACCAGCGAGAGCGTGCGTGCAGTCGTTCAGGTACCGGATCTCGCCGTCCGTCACAAAGGAGTGGCAGACAGCCGGCGGTGCGCCATCCTTGCCAGCATCGCTCCCGTCGTAGCGGACGAGCACCGAAGGCAGGAACGTCGGTCGCTCGAAGTCGCCATTGAAGCTCCATCCGCCGGGGCCGACGTTGACGGCATGTGCACCGTCGCAGCCGGGACACCAGAACAGCACGCGTCCGCCCTCGGCGCGGCGGAGGATGCCAGAAGCGCTCATCGCCTCACGCCTCGTTCGTCGTGACGGAGGCGTTGATGCTCGACATCGCGAGCTTCGTATTCGGCGGTGCGGAGGCGGTGGTGGGCCAGCGGTAGCCGAGCAGCCGGTCCTTCGCGACCCGCGCAACGCTGACGCTGTCGGACTGATTGCCGCCAAGGATATGCAGGTGCGTCTTGTCGTGACCGACAACGAATCCGACGTGCCCCTGCCAGCCGCTCTTGCTTCCGCGCCAGAAGACCGCGATCGCGCCGACCTGCGGCTCGTCGAGCTGGCGACCGAGCTGCAGCCAGTTGCGTGAGCCGAGAGGGTTCGCCGGCAACACCTCCTTCGGGAGCGTCGCAGCGATCACCATGCCGACGAAGGCGCCGCACCAAGCGATCTCGGAGGCATCGAGGCGAAGTGCCTTGTCGAGCTGCTTGGCGTCCCGGCGCTCGTGTAGCCCGAGATAACGGCGGGCCTCAAGGATCCAGGCCGGCGCCATGGGCTCGGCAGCCGAAATCCCGAGCGCGGCGATCGTCTTCGGGCCGATCGTTCCAGGGAACCGGATCTCGAGCTTTTCAGCCTTCTGGAAAAGGGTAATCGCCTCGATGGTGCGGCGGCCGAGCACGCCGTCAGCGCCTGTCGGCCCAAGGTCGTGTCCGCGAGCGAGCAGAGCTTCCTGGATTTGCTTGGTCGTCATGGCCGAAGCCCTCCGAGCATTATGCGAGAGGGCTTCGGATAGTTTTTCGCGGGATCGCGCGGGCCGGGCGGCGCGGCGCGCGGCTTATGAAGCGACGGGCTCGGTCAGGTTGATGAGCACGGTGTTGTTGAGGCTGATGGCCTTGGCGTTCTGGGCGGTCTCGTTGAGATCGATTTCCCAGAAGTGCTTGGTGGCAGGATCAAAGCTGTTGTTGGCCGGCGCAGAGATCGGCGTGACGCCGCGCGGGGCTTGGTTCGACGCAACGAGGTATTCGATCAGCTTCGAGCCATCGCCCAGCGTCGTGTCGGACGCCTGATCCTGCGCATCGAACGGCAGCCAGTCGGGCGAGTCCCAGCCGCCGGCGCCGAGACAGCGGATGCCGTCGGCACGCTCGGTCCAGGCGTTGACGCCGCCGGCGGGGTTCTCGACGAACCGGACACGGCGCGTCGCCATGAGGTTGTGGACGTGACCATGCACGAAGATCGCCTGCGGGTACTGCTGCACGATCGGCAGGATCTGCTCGCGCATCAGCCTCGGCGCCGTGCTGCTCCAATCGGCGTTGGTCAGTCCGGACGGTCCGATGTGCCCCATGACGATGATGTGGCGGTAGCGGCTCGCTCGGGCGGCGAGAAGATCCCGCAGCCAGGGCACCTGCTCGGCCAATGGCGTGGCGTGGTTGGTCTCCAGGGCGACCACCAGCAGCTCGGTCCCAACCTCGAACCAGCCGTAGCCGCGCGCTGATGTGTTCGCCGCGCCGCGCCGGTAGAAGGTCGAGAAGATCTTGTCCATGTAGCCGTAGACGCCCTGACCGTTGTAGGCGCCGCCGGCCGGGTTGCCCCCCGTGGTGTCGCTGGCCTCGTGATTGCCCGCGATGGCCGCGATCGGGATCAGGCAGCCGTCCGCATCCACGAAGCGGCTCGACCACGCCCCGATGTAGTCGCGGCACCGCTGCGTCAGCGCGGCAGAGGTGTTGCCGTCGTCTGCGAAGTGGTCGCCGCCCATGAGGATCAGATCGGCGTTGCGGGCCGCGACGAGGCCGCTCAGCACGTTGAAGTGGCTCAATCCGTAGAGGGCATTGGCCGAGTCGCGCTGCCAGTCCGAGACCACGGCAACCCGCAGGCTGCGCGCCCGGTAGTTCGGGAGCGTGCGGAACCGGCGAATGGCGGCAGCGCCACTTCCGGCGGCGCGCCACTCGTAGATCGTCTCCGGGGTCAGGTTGGTCACCGTCGCGAAGAAGACCCGATCCGTGGAGGCCGGAAGATCCTTCGCAACAGCGCCCGCGCTCATCCAGCTTGTCGAGCCGAGCACCCGATACTCGGCGGCCTTCGGCGCGGTGTTCGGCGCGTGCCACGTCAGGGTCATGTCCCGGCTCGGGTCGCTCGCAACCTCGACGCGGTGGAGGGTGGCAGCATTGCCCGAACCACCTCCGGAGGCTGCGGAGGCGCCGCTGCTCAAGGCGATCATCTGAGCGTTCGACAGCGGGCGCGGCAGCAAGAGCGCGGTGTGAACCGTGCCCATGAAGGCGTCGGTGCCCTCTCCCGTCCGGCTGCCGATCGCCATGACGGGGAACCCGATCAGCTCGTTGCTGCTGGGCGCGCTGGCGACGTAGAGGGTGCCGTTGACGGCAATGGCTTGCCGGCCGGGCTCCCATGACGCCGCCACGGTCACATCCGTGTTGAGCGGCACCGGCACGCTGTTGACGACGACCGTCTGCCCCGAGAACACGCACCCGAGATAGACGAGCCCGGTCTGATCCACCGTGACGTGAAGGCGGTTCGACTCGTTCACGTAGACGCTGACGACCCGCCGACCGCCGGCCCCGACGGCCTGCAGCCGACTGACGCGGAACCGGACGAAGAGCGCGCCGACATCGCGGAAGCGCAGGGGAGCGGACTTGATCGCCGCCGCAGCACGGACACCCGGCGTATTGGCCAGCGCCGGGATGTAGGACGTGGAGATCGGCTGCTTCTCGATCTGCGCGCCCCAGATCCAGAGCCCCTTGGTCGGGTCGCCTGGGTAAGCCGTTGCCTGCGCACCCGTGCCGTCGGCCGCAAGCGCAGCGACGAAGCGCATGGTGCCGGTCGAGGGCGGGATGAAGCTGACCGTGACGCGGATCCAGCTCGTCCTAACCCGCTCGACGAACACCTTGATCGTCGTCCCCGAAACCTGAACCACCGTGGCCGCCAGCAAATCGATGATGGCATTCTCGGTCGGCATCCCCGTGTCGATCTGCACGAAGGCCCGCGTGCGCTCGCCGGGGAAGTAGAAGATCGAGCAGGTGGTGAACTCGCCCTGATTGACGGCGAAGGTCTGCGTGACGCCGTGGACGCCGTTGTCCGTCGTCTCGGTCAGGCGGGTCGGGTTCGGAGAGTTGGCCGGGGACTGCGGATTGGCCTCCAGGGAAGCCGTTACGCGAGCCTTGGTCCAAGCTGCGTTCGTGAAATCTTCTGAGTATCGCGCAATATTTTCCGACGCAGGGTCGATGCGCCACCCGAGATAAGCCCCTGTATCACGGTCGTATTCGTGCGGGACTTCATTGGCGCCGACATAGTCGATACGCTGACGCTCATCGATGCGCGAAGCACCCGAATTGCGCACGAACGGCAAGACAGCGGAGTTAACGTTGGGCGCCGCCGCCAAGCCCATGACCGGCAGCGTCGGCAAGCCGAGTTGCTCGCCAACTCCCGCCAGCGACAGGACCGACATTTGGCTGTCGATGGAGGGGACCGATGGCGCGAGATAGGCCCACGTCTTCGAGCCGTTGACGAGGCGAAGCTCATAGATCCCGGCATTCGGCGGCGTTGCGACCTGGCGGATCGTCCCGACGGCAGGGCTCGTGTCGGCCACCAGCTCGGCATAGGTCCGGTTCGGGGCGATCTGCGCGGCGCTTGCAGCGGCACCCGTTGCTGTGCTGGCTGCGCTCGCGGCCGTGCTGGCTGCGCCCTGGGCAGTGCCGGCGGCAGCATCCGCCGTGCTCGCCCGGAGATCCGCGAAGCTCGCCGCGGCTGACGCGGTGCCGGCGGCGCCGGCTGCAGTCCCCGCCGCCTGCTGAGCGAGGTCGCGGGCAGCCTCGGCCTCGGCGGTGCTGTCCGCCTTCAGCTGCAGCGGCTGACCGGCCGACCAATCCGCTGCGCTATTGGTATTGGCCCGCTTCACGAACAGCGTGAACGGCAGCGGGTCGACGCTGAGATAGACGAAGTCGACGGGCTGGTCGTTGTAGGCGTCGCGACCCGGCCGCGGGCCGGAGGCGTCCCACTTTACGGGCCCGGCCTCGAACTTGCTCAGCAGCGCGGCGAGCTGCCGGTTCGTGGCGACGCTCGACTGCCAGTAAGGGCCCGTGTTGGCGATCACCCACTCGACAGCCCCGGCACGGCTCTCGCCCGGCCATGGCTGCTTGAGGGTCAACTGCGTTGACGAGTCCCGAGAGGCGATAGCGACCGCCATGCCGTCGAGCATGAACAAGTCGAACTCAGCCGCCACGAAGGACGTGAGGGTTCCAGTGACAACAGGGGATCCTGCCGCCACCGTGATACTGTTTGCAGCCGCCATCAGCTCGCCCTCGAAGATCGAGGCGCGATGCCAATGCTTCACGCATCCTCGCTCAAGGATGCGATGGGCAGCCCATAAACTGGTTGCGGCTGTCAGCCGGCGGAGCCGCCGGCGTCCATCTCGGCCTGAGCGTAGTCGATCTCGACATTCGCAAGGGTCATGACGAGGTTGGTCTGGCCGGGGCCGACGACGGGGCCGGCATGCATCACCGGGATCTCGGCATCGCCGATCCTGACGGCCACCACTTGGCCGCCCACGTTCTGCACCAGTGTGATGCTTGTTTTCTCGGTCATTACTTGCTCTCCTCTACTGACAGCGTGATCCCGCCGACTCCGCAGTTGTTGGTGTCGACAAGCTCGTAGGTGTGAGATCCGGCACCGGGCATGTCGACATATTCTAGCATTGTCGGCATCAAGATTATGAAATTGCCTCCAGCCGTTGGATCCCATTGGTAAGAAACCACCGTGGCGGACTCAAACAGGAGACCTCCATTTCGGAAGATGCGGAAGTTGCCACCTTGGAAACCGATGGACGGAAAGCGGCGGCTTGGATCACCTCTCCGACTGGCCGTGAGAGTGATCTCCTGTGAGGTTCGGACATTAATCGTCAGCGAGACAGACTGCCCGCTATTTGGCTTTGTAACTTTGCTGGAAATTCCGCCGTCCTTGACGTTGACGTTATCGACGACCAGGCTGCCGATCTGGGCCGAGTTGACGATCAGGTTCTCACCCGCCAGCGCTCGACCAGTGATCGAGCCGTCAACGAACAGGTCTCCGCGCAGGCGCAGATCGAACGAAACGGTCCCGTCGAGCTGGCGCACACCGGTAAAGACGAAGCCGCCGGCCTGCCCGTCGATATAGCCGGTGACGCCGTACTGAACTTTGATGCCGTCGATCGAGGTGCCGTAGGTCGTGAGCGTGGCGGAGTGTCCGCCCACCGTCGAGTTGAGCGCCTGGATCGACTCAGCCTGCGCCGTTAGCGTTCCGTCAACGACGTTCGCTCGCGTCAGAAGCGCCTGAGCCGCTCCGGCATTGGCGCTAGTCTGCTCGGCCAGATATAGCGCTGCGCTTTCCAAGGCCGTAACGCGGCCAGCCGTGGAGCTGATGCCTCCCTCGGACGTAGAGACGCGGGTTGTGAGTTGATCAAGCGCAGTGGCCGTGCCGCTGATCTGCCCGCCTTGCGCCGACACAGTGCTCTCAAGGACCGCAACGCGGCCGACAGCGGAGATGATCTCGTCTTCATCTTTAGACACTCGCGTCGTGAGTTGATCCAGAGCGGTTGCCGTGCCGCTGATATGCCCGCCTTGCGCCGAGACCGTGCTCTCCAGCGTGGTCACGTCTTCGGACAGCGAGAAGATGTTGCCCTCGGCGGTGCCGACCCGCGTCGTCAGCAGGCTGACCGCCGTCGCCGTTCCGCTGATCTGGTTGCCCTGATCGGTCACGGTGCTCTGCAGGCTCGTGAGCGACTGGCTAAGGGTTTCGATCCCGCCTTCAGTGACGGTCACCCGGGTGGTGAGTTGCTGCAGGGCCGTCGCTTGGCCCGAGAGGCCGCCCTCTGCCGTGGTTAAGCGCGTGTCGAGAGCCGTGGTGATCTCGGCTAGCGCCTGATCCGCCGCGATCATCGCCCGTTCGGTGCGCTGGATCGCGGCATAGTTCGCGCTGCTACCGACCTTGATCAGTTGGCGCTGCTCGTAGGCATTCGCCTCCTGCGTCGCCTGTGCGGCTGCCAACTCCTCGATGTAAGCGGCAAGCTGCTGCTGGGCCCCGCGGAGGGTATCGCGCGCCATGCTGAGCGCCACGACCGTCGCGTCGCGCCCCTCGGCCAACGCGCCTGACCCGAGCGCATTGATGTCCTCGATGTCCTTTCGCGTCTGGGCCGCCAGCTTCTCGATGGTTATAGAGAGATCTTTGAAGAGGTCGCCGTCGATTGACAGAGCAGGCACTTCACATGCCCGTTCAACGAACCGGCAAAGGATGCCGTTCGGCGTGATGCAGGCCACACGCACCCAGGCCTCGGCAACGTCGGCCATCGGGATCTCGAACGTCGTCCGGCTGTTCCTGTGCGCCTCAGCCCAGGTCGCCCTTCCGTCAATGCTGACCTGCGCGAGATAGAGTGCGGCCCCAGCAACCGGATCCCACGAGGCCGTCAGGAACAGGCCGGCTCCTCGCTGGAATGCACGAGCCGACAGACGCGAGATCATCGGCGCCAGCGACTTGTCGAAGATCGCCGGCACCTGCGGGATCGGCGGCACGCTGCCGGGGGTCGCCGCGTACACCTCCTTGGCCTCGATCACCGTGTCGATCGTCGCCACGAAGTCGCGCATGGTGGCAGCCACCACCAGCCCTCGATATTCTCGGGGGCTGCCGGCCGAGAAGGAATAGCTCGGTGGATCCTCCGTCTCCTCGCGATCGAGCACTCGGGCGTAGATCGAGCCCTGGCTCGCCTCTACGGCGGCGAGATCTGACTGCGAGAGGGCAACCACGGATGCCGTGACACTCGCCACGCGGACGGGGCCGTAGGGGCGCCCATTGCGCTGCCGCAGCAGGATGAAGTGCGACTGCCCGGCCTTCCAGGTCACAGGCCGATCCACGGTGAGCTGCAGCACGCCGTTGACGTTGAGGTAGGCCCGGACCTCCCCCCCTTCGCCCCATGTCTGCGGCAGCTCGCTTTGAATGAGCACCAGGTCGCCGCGCTTCAGCATGCGGCCTTCCAGCTCGCACTGAAACTGCACTCGGCGGCGCCGGTACCGGTTCACAGCCGCGAGGTACGCGGCGCAATCGGCGGCTTGCCCCGCCTTGGACACGCCGGGCATCTCCACCCTGGCCGGGCGCAGCAACCCCTCGATCGAGGCCACGCTCGCGGCGCGGTTGGTCCGCTCGTCGAAGTAATTCACCACCACGCCGTCGGCCCACGTATCGTCGAGCAGCTGACGCTTGATGGTCAGCGAGCCGCGGACGATCTCCTGGTCGGTGAAGACCATGCGGGGACTCTTCGGCTCGTCCCGCACCACGCTGAGCCGGTCACCGATGAAGGCCGGGTTCGCCTTCACGACGCGGAGCGCAGTCTCGATCGCGTCCTGGATCGAGATCGAGTCCTCGAAGAAGTGGTCGAAGGTGTCGCCCCGGGCGTCGGCCGCATCTCGCTGATAGAGCAGGTCGGGCAGCACGAGGTTGGCCTCTGACAGGCCGGCCGAGTAATCCGCGTTGCGCCACATATCGATCGCGGCGTCGATCGGATTGCGGCTTTCGGCGAGCTGCCAGAGGCCTCCCTGGAAGACCTCGATCTTACGACGGGCGATGACACCGATGCGATTCTGCGTGCCGCCCGAGGTCTGCGCGTCCGCCTTCATAAGGGTCGCCAGCATGGTGACGCCCGTGAAGGCCTGCGGCCCGTCGATCAGAGCGCGGGCGCCGGTCCAGGAGACATCGTCATGCGCCTGAAGATCAGGATCGAGCGTGACGTCCTGATAGGAGTCGTTCCGTCGCTTCGACCGCACCTGCCAGCGGCCACCATCGACCGCGATCTTCTCGGTGACGCGGTGAGCGACCTTCGTGCTGATGCTGTACGTCTTGTCCAGCAGCGTGATCCACGGCGCACTCTCGCCGCCGATCGGCGCGCCGGCCTCGTCGACCTTGCGGCCTTCAGCGAGGACCAGCGTGTTGACCGGGTACTCCTTTCCCTTGCGAGTCGCGCCGGCGCCAGACGGCCAGACGAAGTCGAGCCAGATCTCCTTCGCGTCAGTCTCCGGCGGGTTGATGACGAACGGGCCGAGGTAGCCCTGCCGGACAGGATCCTTGCTCGGGCTTGGCAGGCGCTGCCCCGAGACCTCTGACGCCGAAGTGACGTTCACCGGGAAGAGCGTCACCTGCTCGCCGGGGAGCACCCACTGGAACTGGATGTCGGCGAAGGCCGGGTTCAGGCCGTCGAGCGCCGTCCACCACGGGGTGTCGTCGAGAAGGAAGCGTTGAGGCTCGTAGACGCCGCAGCCGATGCAGAACAGCTGGTAGAGGAACTGATCGTCGCCGTCGTATGTAGAGTAGGGCGGGGCGGCGTACTCCGGGTACCGGAGGCGCTGACCATACCCGACCGGGATCATGCCGAGCGGCCGGGCCTGATTGCTCGATGCTGAGATGCTGTAGAGCGACTTCGCGCTCGCCGCCGGCTGCGCCGCCTTCGGTTTCATGAATTGGCTGAGCAGCGCGCCACCCGCGGCCAGGACAAAGCCGGCGAAGATCGAGCTGTAGGCCACACCGCCAATGGTCGCCCCGGTCAGTCCCATGGCGCCCGCGATGGCGCCGCCGGCATACGGAGCCAGGACCATGAGCGCGACCATCGCGACGATGCTGCCGATAGTCTTGGCGGTCGACGGCCGCCCGTCGCTTCCGCCGCCCAGGCCGGGCCGCGAGACGATGACGATCTCGTGCGAGGCCTCGATGTGAATCGTGGTCAGCTCGGTTGGCCGGATCACGCGGCCATCGACGAAGCAGCGGGTCGGCAGGTCGAAATGCCAGTTCACCCGCTCAATGAAGCCTTGAATCGTCTCGCCTTCGCGGGCCGGCTCAGCGTTCAGGACGAGGAGGGGATGACCATCGGGCGCCAGGAGCTGGTGCTGGATGGAGCGGGCCATGGCTCACCTGCGGCGATAAAAACCGATCCGCTTGAAGCCTTTCACCTCCAGGGACGGAAGATCGTCGAGGATCACCCGGTTCACGGGCGCGTCCTGCGCATGGATGACCCAGAAGCTTCCCTTCAGCCTGACGCACAATCCAACGTGCCGGCGGCGCTCAGCCACGTTCGCCATCACGGCGATGTCCCATTCCTCCGGCTCCGACACGCGGCGCCACGCGTCGAGCTCCGGGTGACCGGTCAGCGCCCGCCCGATATCCTCCCCACACGGCTGGGCACCCTGCGGCCGCGCAATTTCCGGGAGTGGCGCGCGTCCCGCCGCGCGGTAGACGAAGAAGGGCACGCCATAGCAGTCGAAGGCATCGGGCCCGTCGGCACCCTCGCGGTACGGCTTACCGACCAAGCTCTCGATGAGCGCCTCGTGCTCCGGGCTCATGCATCCGATCCATCATGATGTCTGGATCAGCGAGGCGAACTCGTCGGCCGAGTAGACGCGAGTCCCGAACTTCAGGTTCTGGGGCGACGCGATCTCGACCTTCCCGCTCACGGACCCGTTGTCCGTGGCGATCTCCTTTAGGACGAAGCGGAAGGGGCCCTTGTCGACCACCGTCCCACGATTCGACAGGAAGACGCGGTAGATCACCACGATGGGCTCGAACGACGTCTCAATCGCATCGAGGTACGGCTCCATCTCGCGCTCCACGTTGTCGACGCGTAGGTCGGCCTGCGGCGCCTGACCTTCAGCGACGCTGGGATAGCCCCACGTGAAGGGGATGGCCGTGAAATCGACGTCCTCGCCCCCATTGAGCGGGGCATCGACCTCAAGGCGGAACCTCCAATCTCGCGTGTCATTCACCGCCCGCACGGCCGTGCGAACGCCGTTCTCGACGATGGCTGAGTGGTGCAGCTCGATGGTTTCGAGAGCGACCACCGTCTTGTCGTTGGCGGCGATCGCGATCTCGTACTCCTCGCTCCAGGGGTCGCTCATCACAGATCCAAGACGTTGAGCATGAAGTTCACCCGCATGTGGCCGGCGGCCTCATCGGGCTTGGCGCTGTAGGTGCCCTTCTCGAACCAGCAGGTCTTGGTGACCCAGCCGGCGCGTCGATAGTAGATCGGGACGGTGAAGCGGGACGCCCCGTGGCCGAGCGTGTCTCGCTCCCATGCCGCGAAGATGTCGAACTCGTCATCCGGCATCTGGATCGAGATCTGCAGCTGCCCGATCGCGGCGGTGAACTGACGGCGCGACCGGGTGTTGCCGGCGTTCATGTCGGTTTGGAGCGGCGGCAGATGCGGGCTCGCGATCGCGTAATCCGCACGAAGGGGCTTATGCTTCACGCCCGGAGGCCAAGGCGGGTAGGCCATCAGCTCTGCTTCCCTGACATCCTGTTGAGGCCGTACATGTCCTGCAGCGCCTGCGGGCGTGCGGGCCATAATCTCGTTCGTGGAGGCCTCGACCGATTTGCCCTCGGCGCGCAGGCGCATGTTTCGGGTCTTGGCCTCCAGGTCGGCCACCACCTTAGCCCCCTTCGCAGCCTCGGCCGCGATCGCCTCGGACACCTCCTTCCCGTCCGCGGAAACGCCGACCTTCACGACGACGTTCGCGACCATGCCATCGAGCTTCGAGATGTCGATGCCGAGAGCCTGCAGCGTGGCGCGGGCCGACAGTGCTTTCTCAGTGGCCGCGGCGAGGCTGTCGATCAGAGGCGCGAAGCTTGGATTCGCATTGCGCAGCTCCTGGAGCTGCATCGCGTATTCCTCAACCGTCGTTTTGCCGGCGGTGAAGGCTGCTACCGCGTCGTAGACGTCGGTGGGCACAACCTTCTGAGATACGAGGCCCGAGGCCTCCGCCCTCGCCTGACCGAGGGCGGTTGCGAAATCGGCGATCTGCTCCCGCGAGGTCGAGAGCCCGGGGAACTCGATTCGGGTCTCGCTCAGCTCGGTGATGCTGTCCTTCACCGAATCCACGAAGGACTCGACCGCTGCCTTAGCCGCTGAGCCGTCGAACCGGGGCGCCCTCATCAAGTCGCGATCAAACGGCGAGTCGAAGACCGGTGTCGTCGCCTGCGAGGCCTTCAGCGCGGCCTGGGCATCCATCACGACCTTGATGCCGTCCTTCAGCCGCATGTAGCTGTCGATCGCCGCGTCGGCGTCTTTCCCGAAGCGCGGATCGACGTTGGCGATCGCGACGTAGAGGTCGCGGATCTGCTCAAGCGCCCGCCTTCCTTCCTCCGAGGCGGCCGGCTTCGTCGTCACGTCGACGAGCGCATTGGACAGGTTGATGCCCGTGGCCTGCGCCGCTGCGCCGGCCGGGCTGCTCGTATCTCGGTACGAGCTGTTCGATTGGAGCCGCTGTCCCAGACGGAGGAGGGTGTTTCGCTCATCGTTCAGGGATCGGAACGCGCCCTTCTGCAGCTCCCGGTACCGGACCGTGTCGGCATCGCTGAGGACCTTGCCCTTGGCGGCGTTATCGCTGACCTCCTTCGACCGCGCGGCGAGCTTGCTCAACGCGTCCGCATGATCCCGCGCCGCCTCCGCTGCCTTCGCCTGGCTGAGGGCATAGAGCGACAGGCCGACGGTCGCTGCCGTGAACGCGGCGCCGAGCGGCCCGCCGAGGAACGCCAACAGCGAGCCGAATCCTGCCTGCGCCAGCCGCATCGTGGTCGACAGCAGCGTCACCGCGGCGCCGGTCCGCGCTGCGGCCGTGGCCACACCTTCCTGCGCTAGCCGGTAGCCGGCAGCAGCGATGGTGGCTTGCTGCTGCGCAGCGCCGACCGCCTTCGTCGCGTTCGCCACCGCGTTCTGGCGCACCTCCTGGTCGGCGAGCCCTAGGATCTCGCGGCTCGTGTCGAGCTGGCCGGCGGCATTGCGACGAGCGACGGCGGCGTCCGCGACCTGCACCATAAGCCCGCGGTTGGTCTCACCTCGCTCGATCGACATCCTGTCGATGACGGCAGTCTTCATCTCGCGATCGGCCGCCGCGACCTTCCGCTTGGCTTCCTCGACGCGTCCGCTCGCCGCCACGACGCGCTCGGCCGCCTCCGCCTCGGCCTTTCGCAGATCCTCCTGGATTGCCGTCGTCGATGCGATGGCCTTGTTCAGCTGCTCCTGCACGCCGAGGCGCGAGTCCTGGAAGCGCCCGCGCGCCGCGTTCTCCCGCTCGACGGCGACCGTCAGCTGTTCCTGGAGGCGGAGGCGTCGAGCGCCCGTCTCGGTACCGACATCAGCCTCGACGGAGTCGAGCCGCGCTCGCGCCTCGGCGGTCGCGCGAGTCGCCCTCTCCAGCTGATCGGCCTGCGACTGCCGGAACTCCGAACGCCTCTGCGCTTCAGCAAGGTCCGGGCTGCCGCCATCGGAGCGGCGGCGGAACTCTCTGATTTCCTGCTCGCGGATCCGATTGCGGGTCACCTCCTCGCGCGAGAGCGCCGCGTTGTAGGCATCCTGAGCCCGCTGCCGGCGCTCATCGATCGATGCCGAGGCGGCCTGGTCCTCGTCGACGATCCTCTGCCGGATCGAGGCGGTTTCGCGCATGGCGCGTTCGAGCTGATCGCGAAGGCCTCGCCCGCCGCCGGCCGCCACATCACCCGGCGCCGCCTCACGCGCGCGGAACTCGGCGATCGCGGCCTCGTGCAGACGATTGCGGAGCACTTCCTCCTTGCTGACCGCCTCATTCAGTCGATCCTGCAGGCGGACGCGGCGGTCATCACCGGACGGGGCCGCTGCCCCGCTGGCCCGGTCCAACTCGATCGACGAGCGGGTCAGCTCGCGTTGCGCCCCCGTCAGAGCCTTCCGCTGCTCGACGAGATCTTTGCTGTTCCGGATCTCCTCGGCGGATCGAGTGATCGACGTGAGGTCGACGGTGCTGGCCTTCTGCGCGACGGACCGATATTCGGCATCCGCCTTCGCCAGGGCCGCGGCATCGGCCTCGACCGCCCTGCGCACGCGCTCCCGATTCCGCAGCTGATCGCTGTCGGCGAACGAGTCGATGTCCGATCTGGCGCGGCTACGCAGTTCAGCCGCCTGCCCTCCGGCGCTCACCAGCCGTTCGCCGGCTGCCTGCTCGGCGGCCCGCGCCTGCGCAAGCGCCGCATCCCGCTGGGCGAACTCTTCCTTGAAAGGCGCCTGCACGGCCGCGATCCCGCGCCCGGTCATCCGCGCCGCGAACACGGCGGCGAGGAGAGGCGCCACCACGGCTGCCGTGTCGCCGAGGACGTGCAGGTTCTCCGACAGGGAGATAATGCCGGCGGCGAGGGCCGCGGTCGCGCCGAGGGATTGGTCCGCCTGCCCGATGTAGCGGGTGAACGCGTTGTCGAGCACGACCAGCGACTGAGCCACCGTCGGCTTCATCTGCCGGAAGCGCTCCTCGACCTCATTCCCGGATTTCAGCAGGGCGCGGAACACGCGGTCGGAGGTCAGCTGCCCTTCCGAGCCCATGGCCTTCAGCTCGCCGACGGCGACGCCGAACTCCCGCGCGATGGCCTGTGCCAGCAGCGGCGCGTTCTCCAGGATGGAGCGCAGCTCGTCGCCCTGCAGCCGGCCGGCGCCGAGGGCCTGCGTCAGCTGCACCGCCGCGCCCGCAGCTTCCTGTGTGGTCGCGCCGCCGGTGATGAGCGACTTCTGCACGGTCTCGACGACCCGCAGGATGTCGGCCTGCGATGCCTTCAGCGCGCTTGAGCTGAGGGTGAGGCGCTGGAACAGCGTCGCTGTCGTCTCGTAGCCGGAGCGGGTGCGCTGAGCGATCTCGAAGATTTCGCGCTCGGCGGCGACGCGCTCCTTCTGCCCATCGACCACCGCGGCGATCTTGTTCTGAACGTTGCTGTAGGCGTCGGCCGTGTCGACGACGACCTTGGTCGCGAAGGCGCCGGCAAAGCCGCCAGTCGCGAGCGCCGTGATCGCCAGCATCGAGGCCCGCAGGCGCTGGATCGAAGTCTCGGCGCGGAGGGCGGAGGTCGCGAGGGCGCGGAAGGCATCGGGCTGGAAGCCGGCGGCGCGGCGATTCAGGTCGTCGACCGATCGGGCGGTGTTCCCCAGCGACCGCGTCATGCGCGCGGTCTGCTGCTCGACCAGCGCCGCGTTGCGCGTCATCGATTGCTGGAAGCGGGCGGTATCGTCTTCGAGGAAGACAGAGATGCCGCCGATCACCGCCGTCATCTACGACTCCTTCGTCTGGTCGATCACCGGGATGCCCGCCATGCGGAACATTTCGGCGACCGCCTCGACACCTCCCTTCTCGGAGACGCGGCTCATCCTCTTGGCGTGCAGGTACCGGCGAATCTCCTCGCCGAGGGATTTCGGGCTGTTGACGCCCAGCGCGATCAGGCGGCCAAACTCCAGCCGCTCTTCGGTGGAAGCGTCACCGCGCACCTGGAGCCACCGCACGATTTCGCACGGCGCGAGGCCCCAGGCCTCCGCCACGGACATGCCGTGTTCGTAGGCCCGCTCTACGAGGCGAAGGACGTCGGGCCTTCCGTCGTCGCCATCGGAGGGTTTTCAACGGCGCCGCCCTCGACCTCATCGCGCACGCGCGCCGCCTGCTCCCGCATCATGTCGGCGAGCTGATCCGGCGTCATGCCCCAGCGTGACCACGTTACGCCCGCGGTGATGATGTCGGCCGTGTCGGCGAATGAGAACGGGAGATCATCCCACCACTCGGCGGCGCGCTTCAGCGGCACCAGACGCTCGCCGTCCCGCTGCTTCAGCCCGATCTTGAGCAGGTTAAAGAGCACGTGCGGGTCGTGCATCTCGGCGCGCCCGAGCAGCGTCGTCCAGAAGTTGCCGCTGACCCGGTTCGTGCCCGGCTCGACCTTCATGGCCTCCCGCGGGTCGGGCCCATACAGCGTGTAGAGCTTGAGGATGTCGGACGTCGTGAATTTCAGGATGACGTCCTCGCCGGCAAGCGGGAACGGCGTCTCGCCGGCGAACGGGTTGTGCAGGGTCATGACGCCTCAGGTCAGGTGATGGTCGCGACAGTGACGGCGCCCGAGATCTTCATGCGCCAGGTGTGCTCCATGATGCCGTCGGGGGTGACCCCACCGAAGCCACGCTGCGTGCACAGCGCCTTGAAGCTGAGGCCCTTGGACTGACCGTTGAACTTCAGCTGGAAGCTCACGGGCTGCTTGGACAGGAAGGCCTTGTCCATGCCCGCGGTCTCGCCATGGCTCACCTCGTCCATGAGCAGCTGCGCGCGCACGCCGAACTCGTCGCCATCGGCTAGGCCGCCGATGTACTCCTTCGCCAGCGAGTCGAGCGTGGTGCTCTCGACCAGCGGCGTGGTCTGGGTGATCGGGTCGATACCCATGATTTTGGCGACCGCGGTGAAGGCCTCCGTCGCCGCGCCGTCGCCGAGCTTGAGGACCGATCCTGCGCCGATTGAAGGTTTATCCGGCATGTCTCACGCGCTCCTACTTGAAGTGCTTCGGGTTGCGGGCACGCACAGTGTCCTCGCTCACGGTCGCGTACCCGCAACGCAGGCACTCGAAATTTCTGAAATCAGCCCACTTGCCGATCTTGTCGCCGAGTTTGCAGACGTCGGGTGCACAGTGTCGATCTGATGCCTCGACATCATCGGCGTCTGGGTCGTCGAGGGTTGCGCCCGCGCGCGCCTTTGTCTGCATCGAGCCTTTCGGAGATGGCGCGGCCGGAGCTTCACCATTTTCTCGATGGACGGCATCTTTGCTCTCGGTTCGGTCGCTCATGCAGGCCTCACGCTGGTGAATGCGTGATCCGGAAGTCGAGGACGCGCCGCTTGATCGAGGACGTGTCGTCGGCCAACGGAACGTCGCTGACTACTCGACAGGCCTGTATGTTTTCGTCGTCGGCCAAACCAACGCGGTTGTTCAGGATCCGCAGAACATGCTCGCCCACCCGGTGGGCCTCAGCGTAGGTCGTCCCGCGGCACTCAATCGAGATGCGGCGGGTCCAGGGCGGGGCCGCACCCTCAATCGTCTCGGCCGGCGCGCCCGACGACGGGTACTGGATGATGTCGGGATAGTCGCCGAGCTGCTCGGCATCCAGGAAATAGACCCGGTCGCCAACCACGGCTGACAGCTGCTGATCCGCGCGCAACAGCGCGGCGATGCCGGCGTAGATCATCGGCGCCCGCTCCTGATGGCAATGCGCTGCGCAGCCGCCTCCACCTCGCTGGCGATCGCGCGGAAGTAGGTCAGCGCCGCACGCGAGACGTTCGCCTCGAGGGCCGGGCGGAGCGCGGGCTTCGGCCGGGCGCCGGGGTGCCAGATGCCGCCGAACCTGTTGGGCTGAAAATGCGGCGCGGTGCCGAACTCGGGAAAGTGGCTGTAGCCGGCCGGGCGGTGCTTCTTGAACACGCCCTCCCGCGCGCCGACGAGAGAGCGATCGCGGCGCTGCGGATCCTGGCCGATCCCGATCGAGGCCACCAGCGCACCGGTCTGGTTCGAGTCGTTGGCGTTCAGGTTCTCGATATAGTCCTGCCGGATCGGCTCCAGCGCCTCGGCGCGCGCGCGGCGCCGGGCGGCGGCCGTCGGCGCCCTGGAGAGTTCACGGAAGGCTGCGGCCAGCTGCTTGCCGCCGCGGACGCCGTAGCGGGTCGCCATCAGACCGGGAGCCTCTTTCGGATCCCGCGGACGCGCACCTCCTTCCGGTGCACCTCGTCGGGGAAAACGCCGTCGATGTCGTAGAGCAAGCCGGCCGGAGTACCGTTGTCGACGCGCAGAACCATCTTCGAGTTCAGGCTGTCACCGTCGCCCAGCGGATCCATGACGTCCTCATAGGCGAACCAGAAATCCTCGGTTTCCTGCTGGCTGGTCTCGCGGGCGAGCGTGAGTTCGCCTCCGCGCAGGCCCTGCTTCTTCGCCCAGGCGCTCGACCACACCGACCACTTCGAGATGTCGGTCTCGGTCTCGCCGAGGGTGCTCCGCGGCGGTCGCTGGAGGATGTCGCAGAAGCTGGTGCGCTCGCCCGCGGTCGCCATCAGGTCACCAGGGTGTTCAGCAGGCCGAGCCAGACAGCCTTGCAGAGGACGTGCAGCAGCTGGTCGGTGTTGTAGGAAATCCGGCCGGCGCACTTTGCGTGGTCGATCGCGGCGTGAGCTACGAACTCGGCGCCCGCCAGCACCCAGGATCCAGTGGCAAGCTGCACGGCTCCCGCATGAATCGCAGCATGGCACATGAGGGCGCCGGGCCAGATGGCCTCGCCCGGCACGAGGCTGAGCGTGTGGTTCTTCGCCCTGCTGAGCCAATCGCCCTGCAGCGGATAGTCGGCGAGCGCGTGTCCGATCAGCATCCAGAGGAGAGGCTCAAGGATCATCACCGGATCCCCGCATAATCGAGCGGCACGATCCACTTCTCCAGGAGCTTCGACGCGCCCAGCTCGATGCTCCGCGACACCACGGTGACGCGGTTGTCGCCGAACGTCTCCTCGCGGTTGTCGTAGAAGTGGGCCGCGATCAGCCGCAGCGCCCGGCGGAAGGCTCGGGGCACGGACGCGGCATCCGGCCAGCCGGCCGAGAACTCGATCACGACGCTGTCGCGGCCATCCACCATGCCGGCGAGGACCGTACCGGGCATGATGATGACGCTGGCGTCGATCCCGTCGGCGGTTCGCTCGACGCGGAAGGCGCTCGGCAGCAGATCCACCGGAGCGGCGCCGCCGATCGTCGCCGAGATCTTCGTGACGGCGCGGGTGCCATGAACGGGGAGGGTGAACCGGTACCCGCACCATCGGGTCAGCGTGAAGCGATAGCTCTGCGGGAGCACCGCCCGCCGGCACTTGCCCTCGACGCCGTCGATGAAGCCCCACGCGTCGAGGATGCACTCCTTGATGAAGTCGTTCTCGCGGTTCGTGACGATACGCTTCTGCGCCTTCATCTGCTCGACGCTGACCAGCGTGAGCACATCGGTCTCCGAAGGTCCGCTGGTCAGCTCAAGCACGGGGCAGGTTCACTTCGTCTGGTAGTCACCGCCCTTGCAACGGCCGGGCTCTTGGCCGGTCCGCTCACGACCCGATGTCATGGAGCGGTCTGCGTAGCCGCGGCGGTCATCGCGCCGCGGCTGCTGCTCGCGGGACGATCCGTCCCGCGGCTGACGTTCACTCGGACGATCCGCCACCCGATCCTCCATTCGCAGCGTCGTTCTGGTTCGCGCCCGGTACCGAGGCCGAGGTGAGCGCCCCGGGAACCGTCGCGTGCGAGGGAGCTGCCGCCGCCGCATCGGTCTTCGAGTGATCGATCGCCTCACGGATGATGAAATCCGCCTGTTCGCCGCTGATCTCCTGGTAGCGACGCAGGCTGAGGACGGCGGCCAGCTTCCGCTTCTCGGAAATCGGCAAGGCCTCCCAGCCCTCCGGGATCGCCGCAGCGGGCATCGGTGCTGGCGGGCTCTGCATCGTGCCGGGCGCCGTCTGCGCGCGCGGCGAGACCTCGGGCTGCTGATCGTAGGCGTGCTGCCGCTGCGTCGTCTCGGCGCCGTGGACCGGGGCGGGATCGACGACCGTGGCAGGTTTCGCCTTCATCTCGGACTTCGCCGGCAGGCGAGCGATGCCGCTGTTGATCTGGATGACCGCGGCGGCGGCCGGAAAGCCGGCGATCTGCCCCGTCTGATAGGGCGCGTAGGCCTGAACGATCATCAGCGGCACGAGGCCGGTGCGCTTGTCGATGTACTGCTCGATCTCCTGGAGGTCCATTTTCGTCCACCTTGCTGCGGGGTGCGGGGCTCGCCCGCCCGGCTCATCCGGACGGGCGCATCAGAGGCAGGGCGCTACGGGGCGCCCCAGCGCACGCCGTTGAGGCGGACCACCGAGGCCTTGCGGCGGAGGCCGAAGTCGTGGGCCATCTCCATGAGCACGCCCCACATGTTCTGCTGGAACAGGTGGACGAGGGTGCCGCCGACGTCGATCGTCGCCTCCATGGAGAAGTCGAGGCTGACATCCTCTTCCTCGCCGAAGATCACGTCGTCGGCGTTGACCAGGGCGAGGATCGACTCGTCGAGACCGGTGCCGAGGTTCGCCGGGATCTGCGTCGAGACCAGCACGCGCTTGCCCTTCCACCGCGGGTTCTCGCCCTGCAGTTCAGGGAAGGCGTATTCGCCATCGGTGCCGGCGCCGACGCGCATGTCCGCGAGATAGCGCAGGGTCCGCGGGTTCATGACCCACGCCCAACGGGACGTCTCCGGGATGAACCGGAGGGTCATGTAGAGGATCAGCTTCGACGCTGCTGCATCGAGTTCCTTCAGGGTCGGCGCCTTCGGATCGGCGAAGGTGTGCGTGACGACGCCGACGCCCGATACGTTCAGGATGCCGGTCGGGGTGTCGGCGTTCGCACCGGTACCGAGCCAGCCGTTGAGGTCGAGGGTCTGGCCGCCTGCGTTGCGCAACTCGCGCTCGATGTAGGCCTGGATGTCGATGATGGTCCACTTCTTGGCCTCCTTCGTCAGGAGGATGATCGCGGCCAGCTTCTTCGCCTTCAGACCGAGCTTGTCGAAGGTCACGTCGGTGACGGGCTTCTTCTGGCCCTCGCCGACGTACTGCGCCACGGCGCCGGTTGCACCGACCGGCTGATTGTACTGGCCGGCGGTGAGCGGCACGCGCACGGGGTTGAGCTGAAGGAACGTGGTCTCGGGACGCAGGAACGGCACGACCTCCGCCGCCAGCGGCGTCGGCAGCAGCACACCGCCCGCGGCCGGGGTCAGGGTGTTCGAGGACTTGTTCCGGCTGCCGCGCTGGATGTCGAGAGCAAACTGAGGGAAGCCCTCGTCGCTGAGCACCTGGAACGCGTTCTTCTCGCCGCCGGACAGCTTCGCCTTCACCACCGAGGCGGCGATGAGCGAGATCTTCTGGCCGGTCTCCATCTTGGTCTCGGTGCGAGCGTAAAGCTTCTCGCGCTCGCCCTCAGCGAGCTCGCCCGCGCCGGCTGCCTGATTGGCGTTGCCGTTGGTCTCGTTCGTCGGCACGGACTCCTCGCCGGCCTGAGCCTTCTCCGCCTTGAGCGCCTGCTCATAGGCCTTGAAGGTGCCGTCCATCTCCTCCGTCAGCGCGTCAAAGTCCTTCGATTCCTGGTCGGTGAAGTCCTTGTTCTCGCGCTTCTCCGCGGCCTCGATCATCCCCTTCGACTTGGCGACGAGTTCGAGGTACTTCGCTTTCAGGCGCTCGGAGCGCTTCATCGTGAAACTCCCAAGTATCGGGGCCACGATGGCGCCCGGTCACATCCCGTCTGGGGATGCGCCGAGCGCTAGTTTTTCGAGTTTTCAGGGCGCAAGGCGTTCCGCGCGTTCTGCGTGCGCGGCTCGGGCTCGGCTCAGCGACCCCTCGATGTGCTTCGGCTCGGGCGTGGTCAGGCCGAGCATGCTGGCGATCTGACCGCCGATCTTCGCGAAGGTCTTTGCCCGCAGCAGGCGCGGGGTGCTCTGCACCGGCTCCGCTGACCGCTGCTCAGGCGGCTGGGCCGCCTGCTCGCCCGAAGCGCCGTCACCGACATCGCTGCCGACCCGCGTGTTCGAGCCGGTACCGCCGGGCTGCTCCACGTGGATGACGATCTGCGTGCCGGTATTCGCTGTGACGCCGGCATCGGCCGGGCCCTTCTGCAGCACGACGCGATCGAGCTTGATGGCCGGGCCTGTCAGCTTCTCGCCGTCCCAAGCGAACGGCGCCTTCTCCTTCAACACGGCGTCGATCTGACCGAGGGCGCTCTTCTCGCGCGAGAGGCCGAAATCGAGCCCCATAATGACCGGACCGTCGGCGCCGAAGTAGCGGGCATAGATGCCCTCCAGCTCCTTCTTCGGGATCAGCATGCCGGTGCGGGGATCCTTGGCCCACTCGTCGAGCGCCCGCTCGAGGAAGTCGCGAGCCGCCGGCATCTCGTCGCGCTCGATCATGCCCTTGGCGATCGCGTCAGGCTGCGCCGGGATCGGCACCAGGGAGCACTCGTAGAGCTCGCTCGACTTGATGTCGAAGCCCCAGCTCCAGCCGACCTTCTTCCTGGTCTCGTCGTTGTGCTCGATCTCCTCCAGGTCGAGCGGCATGAAGCCGATCGAGACGGTGCGCACGAGGCCGTTCGCGACGGACCATGCGGCCTGCTCGACTTCCGGAATCGGCCCGCCGGCGGGAGCGAACTTCAGCGTGCCCTCGGTGCGCTTCGGCGCCGGCCGAGAGCGTCGTTTGACGTTCTCCCATAGGCCGACCGGAAACTGGCGCGACGAGTGGAAGAGGAGGCCCTGCGGATTCGCCATGAAGCGCTCGGTGCTCAGGCCGTCCTGGCGCACGATGTCGCCGTGCCGGTCGACCGTCTCGCTGGACATGATGAAGTCAGCGGATCGCTTCGCCTCGTCCCAGCTGCCCGGCGGCGAGAAGTCCTTTTCGGCGACCTCGGCGGCCGACGTGGTGGCACCTTTGAACACGGCCTCCTTGCCGTCGGCCGTCTTGCCGATGTGGGCCTGCCGCTTCGACATGAACTCGTCGAGGGATACCTTCTTCGCCATGGTCGAACCTCTCAGGTCTCGGCGGGCTCCTCCGCGGGCTCCCCTGCCGGCTCCTGGTCGGTCTCGTCTTTCGGCTTCCCACCGTCACCGGCCTGCCCCTGGTTGGTGACGATCACCTGGTTGTTCGTGTCGATGAGGAAGGTGTTGGCGGGCATCATGTAGACGTCACCGCTCTCGGCCGGGTTCTCCCCGATCATCTCCAGCGCCCTGTTCCTGGTGATGACGCCGATCTTGTAGAGCTTCTCAGCCCGCTCGGTCCTGCTCTTGATGTCGGTGCGATAGAGCGATTCCCGGTCGAACTCGACATAGAGGCCCTGCATGATCTCGCGCTCGGTGAGCAGCGCGAAGGTCAAGCGCTCCTCCATGATGCGGCAGCGCGGGATCAGCGACTCGTCGGCGTACAGCTCCGCCATCGAGGACATGTTCTCGTACTTCACGTTCGCGTAGTGCTGGAGCTTGTACGGCGGGATCCGGAAGATGCGGCCGGTCTCGGTCACCGCCCGATCCCATGTCTCGTTCATGCCGGCCTCGACAGCCGTCATCGCAATGCGCGTCCACTTCGCGCCACCTTCGGTCACGAGCGGGTCGTCGTCGTCTCGGGCGCCTCGGAGCGCCTCGCGAAACGAGGCCACCATGCGGTCGTACTGCGGCTGCGACAGCTCTTGGCCTGCAGGCAGCTCGAAGACGCCTCGGGGCATGTCGCCCCGCTTGAAGAGCCTCGCCTGAAACTCCTGCAACGCCTCCACGATGCCGAGCGTGCGCTGGGCCAGCGCCAGGGTCGATGCGCCGACGACGCCGTTCAGGCGACGGGTCGCGAAGTGCACGATCTCGTCCTCGAACAGGAGCAGATCGGCATCCGTTCCGAGCATGATGCGATCGACCGCGCCCGACACGCTGACGCGGTAGACGAACTCGCGCTCCTTCATCCAGGCGTCCTTGCGGACGCGCGCCGGCAGGATCGGCAGCAGCTCTCGCGTCGAACCGCCAACTGTGCGTGCCGGCATCCAGTAGGCGTTATTCACGAACCCGAGATGCCAGACGGTCATCTCGATCAGCTCGGGCCAGGTCATGTGCCGATTCGGCCGCAGCCAGAGCATCGCGGCGACCGGATGCTCCTCGGGCAGCATGACGGCCGAGCCTATGTGCCCGCCAGCGCTGCGCGTGCGCTTCCGCAGCCGGATCGGCGCCTTTCCGGTATCCTGCGCCAGCACGTCGAGGCAGCAGAACACCGCAGCCTGCTGCAAGGCGTCACCGGCTGATACTTCCCGAAGCAAGCTGCCGCCCATCCCGAGGAAGTCGGTCAGGCTGAACCACCCGCGGCCATTGCCGCGCCAGCCGCGATACTCCTCGGATGAGCCGACGACGTTCGATGCCGGCGAGGTGGCAGGTGCGGGACTCTCGGCCATGGACGCCTCATCTCTTGGACGGCAGCCGGGCCCCGCGCTTCGCGTAGACGTTCGGCTGATCTTCCTTGCGCTGCTGATCCTTCAGGTGCAGCCGGCCGGCGTTCCCCATCATGATCGCGTCGAAGCCGTCTATTTTGTCGTCGGACTGCTCGTCATGCTTCTTCGGAACGATGCCGCCGCCGACCCGGCGCCAGCCGACGGCGTTGCTCACGTTCCAGGCGAGGACCGGATGGCCGTTGTGCAGCAGCTGGCGGACCGGCGCGCGCGCGGAGAGGTCTTCCGTCGCGGCGGTGCAGTTCGCCTCGTTCTTCTGGAAGACGACGGCCGGGATGCCCTGCTTCAGGAAACGCCCAACCATCTGGTTGGCCTGATAGTTGTCGCAGACGACCAGCTGCACATCGAGCAGATCCTTCAGCTGCACGACGCGGTCCTCGATCGTATCGAAGTCGACGAGGCCGCCGCCGGTCGGCAGGATGAAGCCGTTGTCGACCCAACCCTTGTAGAGGTTGCCGAGCCGCGGGTGCTCGAAGTACGGCGACAGCTCCGGGATGAAGTACTCGCAGAAGACCGCGATCTTCTCCCGGCTGTATTCGATGACCACGCCCAGCGCCGCCATGTCGTTCCGCGACGCGAGGTCGAGCGCCAGCCAGGCGCGCTCGCCCTCGAACTCCTCGAGGCGCAGGTCCGGGTTGCGGCAGGCGTCCCAATCGCTGGCGGTAATGATGGCGTTTGCGGCACGGCCCCAGAGATTGAGGCGGGTGCGCAGGAACTCGGACCGCATGTGCGGCTGCCGGAGCGCCTCCTGCCAGATGTCCCAGATCTTGATGGGGTCGATCGAGACGCCCCACATCGGGTTCGCGATCATCATCAGCTGCCGGAACACCTCCTGGTCGGTGCCGGCCTTGGGCAGCAGCTCTTTCTCCTGCTGATCGCTGATCGTGTAGATGGCGGCGAAGTAGGTGTCGTTCGCGACGTGGCCGTTCAAGATTTCGAGCGCCTCGCGGCGGATGTCCCAGGCGAGGCCCGCGGCGACGCGGCCGGCAGTCGAGATCATGTACATCAGCGCCGAGGGCTTCGCGCCGAACGCCGACCGCAGCACCTCGTAGATCGCCCGGCTCTGCGCGTGCACCTCTTCCATGATGATGCAGCGCGGATTCCAGCCGTCGTTCCGCTCGCCGATGCTGTTCACCCGGGTGATGAAGCCGCCGTTGCGGCCGCAGGCGATGCGCGACGAGCTAGTCTCCAGCCGGTACCGCTCCCGCAAATGCGCAGCGCGGGTGTTGATGACGACGGTGTTCGGGTTCGGCTCGCCACCATCCTTCTGCTGAACGCCGGCCGTGAGGGTCAGGCAGGGATCATAGACGCGATCGGCCTGCTTCTCGGTCGCCGCGCCGATCAGCACCTGAGGCGAGAGCGAGTCGCTGATGACCTCGTAGAGGGCGACGATCGCGGCGCGGCCGGACTTCGCGTTCTTGCGAGGCTCCTCGATCCAGGCGCGCGAGGTCAGGCGCTCGTGCGTGCCACGGCGGCGGAAGCCGTTGATGTGCATGAACTCCCAGATCATGTGGGGCTCAAGCACCTGGAACGGGTTGCCGGTGTACTCCCACTCGCCGCTCTCGATGTGCGGCATCAGCTCGAAGAAGGCGCAGAAGTCGCACACGTGCGCGGCCGAGAAGTAGAAGGGCTCGCGTGGATCCTCGGCACGATCCAGCATGGTAAGGGTACGCCGGCAGGCGCGGATGATCTCGTCACCGGCCGGCTCCTCGCCACTCACAACGCGCTCGCAGTAGGCGCGGCCGATCGCGGGGAAGTCGACGAACTCGCGGGTCTCTGTCTTGCCGTCGATCAGGACATCGAGGCGCAGTGGCGCTAGGTCAGCGAAGTCGGCCCGTCGCAAATGGCGCCAGGGCCGCGCCGATGATCTCGAAGGGGTTCGGTTCGTCTGCTGCGCCGACATTGCCGCCGATCGGTGTCGTGTCTTCGGCCAGCTTCAGCGTCGCCAGGAAGCGAGCGATGTCGCGGGTGAGGTAGGCTGGAACGCGCTCGCCGCACGCCATCCGCTGGTGCTGCGATTCCCAAAGCACCGCGACCTGCTCCGCCGTCTCGCGCGTGGCGTTCGAGAGCTTGCCCTGCTCCAAGAGCCGGCCCGCCAGCTCGAAGTATTTCCGCTGACCGACGTCGCCGAGCGGGAATTCAGGATCAGGCACATCCTGGAAGCCGGGGCCGGCGAACACGTTGGCTGCGAGCCGACGATCACGCGCATCATCACCGCGCGAGGGCCTGAAGGTACCTGTCGCCCTGCGCTCATCATCTGATTTCCGGTTCCAGCCACCCTTAGGCATCATCAGGGCCGATTTCGTCGCAGACGTATGCCCAACGGTCCGGCCGCGTTGCAGGTTTCTGCATCCAGATGATGAGTAGATGCACGTTGCCCATGCCGACGGCAAGGCGTTCGAGCGGACGCTTCACCGAGAGATCGCAAGTGCGGCACAGGCCCTGCCAGATGGAGCGGTCCCACAACTCGCCGCCGTACAGCCGCGGCACGATGTGGTCGACAAGCACGGCAGGAACGTCAATCCCGCGCCGCCGGCACTCTGCGCAGAACGGATGCTTCGTGAGGTAGGCACGAGCCGCCTTGCTCCACCGGCTGTTCAGCTCGGGATCGCGCTTCTTCGGCTTTTCGACGCTGAGGCGAGGCGGAAGCGGCGCCCCGGTCCTGCCGAAGATCGGATAGCGCATGATATCTAGGCTGCCCTCACCGAGAGTGCTGATGACGTCATTGCGGCGGCTTGACGCTGTTCGTAGCGGCCCCACCTCTTCAAAGGCACGCGCTTTGGGGGGAATGATGAGGAAGGCTTTCGCACTCGTGGCATTTCCCATCATGCTAGTGCTGCAGATAAACAGGCTGCCGCATGTCCTCATTGCGCGAGTGATAGTTTTCATCAAATCGTTGGCGGCCGGAAAGGGCTTTTGGGCGGCCGCAGGGCTCGCGTCTACGATGGGCATGAAGGTTTTCGGACTGATGCTTCTGACTGCGGTTCCTTTGATCCCGGTCGTCGCCTACCTCGGTATCAGAGGCTATTTCGAAGAGCGACGTGCTCAGCGAGCTTTGGGCGTCCGCAAATAGCTTCAGCCCTCGGACGAAAGCTCGGTGCCGTCGGCGTAAACGATGCGCCGGATCTCACGGCCGGACTGATCGGTGATCTTCGTGACCTCGCCCTGCAGTCGGGCCGGCGTACAGTTGACCTCGACCTCCGCTTTCGGGGCGTCGCCGGCATTGTGTGACCAGCGCACCGCCGTGATGAGATGCGTGAGATCCCGGCCATCGCTCGACGTCACGCGGGTGTCGCGGACACCTCCGTTCGCCTCAATGACGAGGATCGTCTTCATCGCGTGATCTCCGAGCGACGGTGATGATTGCGACGCCGCCGAGATCGACCCAGGAAGTGGGGGGCGCCTGATCGATCCCGGCGGCGGCACCCGCATCGGCGGTACCCGATCGCGGATCGACACCTCGCAGCCTCAGCCTTGGGAGGCCGTCCCAGCTTCAGCAACGCCGTGCGCCGATGCAGACAGATCGCCACACGTTCGATGAATAGTCAACAACAGCGCTGGCGCGGTCGCAGATTTGTCGCGCACGCTGATGGCCGCATTTTTCCGACGACCTTCGCCGAAAACGACCCGCCCCGCCGGTCCTGGCCCCACTACCAAAAACCTTAAACAGAGGGGCCAGGGGGTCTTGTGGGCATGCGGGGAGGGGCGTGTGCGCGTGCGCTCGCGTGCTGGGACCGCGCGGAGCTGGGCGCGAGCGCGGTTGCAGATTTCTCGCGGCGTGGCGTGATTGCCGCTTGCAACCTGCAACGCGTTGTGGCCTAGTCGTCATCAGCGGCGCGCATCGGCGGGCCGCCCGACCAGGTGAAAGTCTCCTCCCCATGATCCACCACACGAACGACACGCCGCGGGGCCGCTACCACATCGCCCGTCAGGTCCGGCGCGCTACGGGCGCCCTGGTCACGCTGATGGCGGCGGGCGCCACGCCTGCAGACGTCGCCGCCTTCGTCCTCCGCCAGCAACCGGCCGCTTCGATCAATCTGAGCTGGCGCATCGAGGATGCCGCCCATGACGGCACGTTCGCCGCGGCCGTCTTCGACATCCTCGCCAACTGAGGGGCCCCGGCCCCTCTCCCCTCCACGGGCCGCATCGGCGGCCCGCTCTCCAGACGAAAGCCCGCCCCATGCTCACCATCCAACCCCGCTCCGCCTCCGCCGCCGCGCCTGCCGGTGCGCTTCCCGCAGATGGCGCCGTGATCGTCTTCGACGTCGTGCCCGTGGCGTCCTGGGCTTCCCCGGGCGTGGCGTACCGCGTGGAGCGGCAAGGCCGGGAGTTCCGGTTTCAGAACGTCCGCACCGGCTCCGCCACGTTCGACCGCGATTGGGCGGTCGCGCGCTCCAGCTGGCGGGCCGCGTGATGCTCGGCGGTCTCGCCTTCCTCTTCGTCTGCGCGGCCGTCGCCGTCGCCCTCACGGCTGCAGGCGTCTTCATCGACCCGTGATGCGAGCAACCACGGCGCCCATGCGGTGCCGTGTCTCCCGCACCATGCGGGCCCGGCGCATCGGCGCCCGGCATCCCTGATGAAAGGTGTTCCCATGTCCCGCACCGAGAACCGCGCCGCCCCCGCGTCCGCCCCGCGCCTCCCGTTCGGCAAGCGTCCCGAAGGCCGGGAGCGCCGCGACCAGCGCCGCGCCGCCCGCTCCGCCAAGGAGTCGTTTCTCCGCTCCGGGCGCGCCTGAGCGTCCGGCCCCTTCCCTCGAAAACCTAGCCTCACGGCGCCCGCATCGGCAGGCGCCCGCAACCCGGAGAAATCCCCATGCTCACGACGTCCGCCGCTCTCGCCGCTCCCGCCCCCGTCGCTGCCCCGTCGCTGCTCTCCACCCGCGCCATGCTGCGCGGCGTGCGCATCTCGATGTGGGACGGGCGCAAGCATGATCGCGCCATCAGCGACGAGGTGAACCGCGCCAAGGGCGCCGCCGCCGACGCGGGCCGCTTTAACAAGGCCCTTGTGCCCGCCGAAGCGTTGAAGCCGGTGCAGGCTGCCGCGGGCCGCGTCCGGGCCGTGCATGCCCGCTACACGCTGCCATGGACGGATAACGGCCTCGACATCCTGCCGGCTGCCGCGGTCGTCGACTATGACCGGGAGATGCGGGCCGCCCGCGCCGAGTTCGAGGCGGCGGCGGACGTGTTCTGCAACATGGTCTTCCCCGGCCTGCTGCTGTCCGCGCCGGCCCGCTTAGGCGACATGTTCCGTGCCTCCGACTATCCCGACGCGAGCGAGATCCGCGACCGCTTCAGCATGCGCGTCCGGACGCTGAACATGCCCGACGCGCGCGACTTCCGAGTCGACATGTCGGACGCTCAGGCCCGCGCGATCCGCGCCGAGCTGGAGGCCGAGTCCCGCGCCGCCCTCGCCGAAGCCATGGAGTCCGCGTGGCAACGCGTGGCGGACGTTTGCGGGCGCATGGTGGAGAGGCTGAACGCCTACAAGCCGGCGACGATGAAGGGTGAGAAGTCGGAAGGCGTCTTCCGCGACTCCCTGGTCGAAAACGTCCGCGACCTGGTCGCCGTCCTGCCGGCCTTCAACCTCACGAACGACCCGACGCTTGCGGACGTGTCGGAGCGCATGCGCGCCGAGCTGTGCAAGGCCGATGCAGCGGAGCTGCGCGACGACGTGGCGCTTCGGGAGCGCACGGCAGCGGCAGCCGCCGAGATCCACGCGATTGCGTCCGACTTCCTCGCCTGACGCTGCGGCCCCTTGGCGGCCCGGCGCTGGAGCCGGGCCGCGCGGGGGCCGCATCGGCGGCCCGCTCCCCATGAAAGGCGAAGACTATGAATCTGCATACCGCCCTGTCCGCCCTGTCCGAAGCGCTCAAGGCCAACATCCCGGTGATGCTCCACGGCGCGCCCGGCATCGGCAAAACCGACGGAATCGAGTCGACCGCTGCCGGCATCAAGCTGCCCTGCCTCACTGAGGTGCTTGCGACGATGGAAGCCGTCGACCTGCGCGGCCTCCCCTGCATCACGGGCGACTCCGTGTCCTGGTCGAAGCCCGACTTTCTGGCGCGCCTCGAGCGCATGGGCCCGGAAGGCGTGCTTTTCATCGACGAGGCGAACAGCAATGCGCAGTCGGTGCAAGTCCCGCTCATGCAGCTGGCATGGAAGCGCCAGATTGGCCCGCATGAGATCCCGACCGGCTGGCGCATCGTCATGGCGGGCAACCGGCAGTCCGATCGCGCCGCCGCGCAGCGCATGGGTACGGCGCTGGCGAACCGCTTGCTGCACCTCGATATCGATCCGCCCAACTCTCAGGACGACGTGCGCGCATGGGCGAAATGGGCCGCGGGCGCGCAGATTCACCCGATGGTAATTGCGTTCATCATGCTCCGCGGCGGCCCGAACGGCGTGCAGGGCGCGCCGGGCTATCAACCCGGCCTGCTCTTCGACTTCCGGCCGGACGACGCGAACGCCCGCGCCTTCCCGACCCCGCGCGCATGGTCTCAGGTGTCCAAGATCGCGGATGCGCCCGACGCGGTGCGGCTGCACCTGGTCGCCGGCCTCGTCGGTGAAAAGGCCGCGTGCGAGTTCGAAGGCTTCGTGCAGGTCTACCGTTCCGCTCCGCCGGTGCTGTCCATCATCGCCAACCCGGCCGGCGCGCCCGTCCCGACACAACCGGGTGTGCAGTACGCTGTTTCGCTGGCGCTGGCACGGGCCGCCAACGCGGGCAACTTCTCTGCGGTGCTTCAGTACGTCCGCCGCGTCGGGCGTGAGTTCGAGATCGTGACGGCGACCGACGCCATCCGCCGCAACCCGGACCTTACCGATACTTCCGCCTTCATCGATTGGGCGGCCCGCAACAGCGATGTGACCATCTGAGGGGGGCGGCACCATGCGAGTCCAGGATCTTCCCGCGGCGGCGCGCATCACCCGCGCCCGCTCTCAGCTGGTCACCAATCCGGCTTACGCGTTCTTCGGGACGCTGGCGCTTTCACTCCGAATCGTGGAGGCGCCCGACCGCACCGACACGATGGCGGTTGACGGGACGTCGCTGTTCTACGCTCCGGCCTTCGTCGAGTCCCTGTCCGAAGCTCACCTGCTAGGCGTGGTCGCCCATGAGGTGATGCACCTTGCCACGCTGCATCACGTGCGGCGTGCGGGGCGCGATCCGGCGGATTGGAACCGGGCCTGTGATTTCGCCATCAATCCCGGATTGCGCGCCGCGGGCCTGAGCCTGCCGCCCGGCGGATGCGAGTCCGCCGACTTCGCCGGCATGGGGGCGGAGGCGATTTTCGCCGAGCTGCAGCGGCGCAAGCCTCAGTCTCCGCCGCCCGCTCAGGACGACCAGGACGGCGACCAGGACGACAGCGGCGGCCCGGAGGCCGGCGCACGCGGCCCAGACGGCGACCAGGACGCGGACGGCGCCGAGCAAGGCGACCAGCCTGCCGGCGCGGGCGCCGTGTCACCCGATCCGGGCGGATGCGGCGGCGTGATTGATGCGCCGACCGATGCGGGCACGATGGCGGAGCAAGCTGCCGAGATGGAGTCTCGCGTCCGGCAGGCTATCAGCGTTGCCCGCGCCGCTCAGGCCGGCAACCTGCCGGGCTTTCTCGCCGGCCTCGTCGACCAGCTGAACGCACCGCGGGTGAACTGGCGCGACGAGCTGGCGGCGTTCATCGACGATGCCGCGACGCGCACCGCGTCATGGGCCCGGCCAAACAAGCGATTCCTTGCCTCCGGGTTTTTCCTTCCCGGCAGCATCGCCGATTCAGTGTCCTGCATCGGAGTCGCCGTCGACACGTCCGGCAGCATCTACGGCGCCCCTAAGGTGCTGGAAGCGTTCCGCGACGAGATCCAGGGCATGCTCGATAGCGGGCGCGTGGAGCGTGTGCACATCGTGCATTGTGACCAGTCGGTGCAAGGCGTGCAGGACTTCGCTGCGGGCGACGTCGTCGACCTGCGGCCCCTTGGCGGCGGCGGCACGGCGTTCTCTCCGGCCTTCCGACACTTCGCCGAGCAAGCGCCGGACGTGGCTGCAATCGTCTACCTCACCGACCTGGAATGCTGCGACTTCGGCAGTGAGCCGGACGTGCCGGTTTTATGGGCCGCATGGGGCCGCTACCGCCCGGCGCTGCCGTTCGGACGCCTGATACCGGTTGATCCGCACGCCTGACGCGAGCGGGGGCGATCCGCAGCCCGCTCCGCGTGCGCAGAGACTTAACGGGCCGGGCTCATAGTGCAGCCGGCCCGTTTCTAGGCATTTCTCCCATGCCGGGCTGCAGCATGGACGCAGCCGGCACGCAACAGGACGGAGGACGTATGGACGGCATCGGATCGCTGGCGACCATCATGCTCAGCGGCGTGGTTGCCGCTGTATCAACCTACGCGCTCAACTCATCGAAAGAGCATGTCTTTCACAGACGGACGAAAGCGGAGGAACTCTACAAGGCCTTTGACGGATGGCAGGCCAGCCTTTTGGATTAGTACATGCGCAGGGAGATGATGATTAAAGGCCAGATGACATATAACGATGTCATCGAAGCTGATCTTAAGGCAGACAAGCACAACGGCGAGTGGCGAGACATGCGGATGCTGCTTGGCATCTACTTCCCGCAGCTAGGCCCGGAGTTCGACGGGATTATCCTTCGTCGCACTAACATGAATGCGGTGCTCCTGAAAATCATGCGAGCCTACCGCGAGCACCCCTCTTTCCCCCACGGGCATGAGCCGGAGAGCCGCCTGTTCAGCAACGAGTTCTCCGCGATCATCAAGGAACTGGACGGTTTCCGCGATGCGATCGTGAGAGAGGCCTCGGCCATCGCGAGCGCCGACGCGCTCATGCCGGCATGGATGATCAGGGCGCAGCAGCAAACGCGAAAAATGTTCAACCGAAAGCCCGTCAGGTCATAAACAGGCGTTGACGCACCACCGCGTTGACGTTTATCCATCAATACCGGACGCGCATTGGCGTGTCTCGGCCAACCCGATGAAAGGACTTCACATGATCCGCAACGTCTCCGCCGACCTGTTCCGCATCGTTGCCGCGTACCGTTCCACCGACGATTCCCGGTTCTATCTGCAAGGCGTTTACGTGCAGCCCCATCCCTGCGGCGGGGCCTACCTCGTGGCGACGGACGGGCACCGCATGCTCGTGGTCTACGATGCCTCCGCCGAGTGCACCGAGGCCGCTATCATCGCGTGCCCGTCCGATCTCCTCCGGGCTGCCAAGTCGAAGCCGGTTCGGCAGCGTCGGCGCGGTACCGCCGCGCAGGACGGCGAGCCGATGGGCCCGCGCATGCTGGCAGTTATCGAAGACCAGGCGATAATTTCCTGCGACGGATTCGAGGTGCATCGCGGCGGTGCGCCGGCCGTCATCGACGGCACCTTCCCGGACTGGCGCCGGACCGTGCCGACGATCGACGCCGTGCCGGCGGCGGAGCGCTCGCTCTCGCCCGCGTTCGCCCCTGCCTACCTGGAGGCCTTCGGAGAGACCGGCCGGGCGCTGTCCGAGCACTTCGACACGAGTGCCCCGGTGCGAATCGTCTCCTGCGGACAGAGCGCGGCCCTCGTGCTCTTCGACAACTGCCGGGAGGCATTCGGCGTGCTGATGCCGATGCGGAGCATGGCCCCGACCGCGCTGCCGGCCTTCCTCGATGCGCGCCCGTTCGCCGAGCCGCGAGTGCAGGTCTCGCCCGTCGAGCGGTCCAACGTCTACGGGCGCGATAGCGACAGCTGGGGCTTCACCGTCACCACGACCCGATCGGAGCTGCACTTACCGGAGGCGCGGCAGTTCGCGTTCTCCACTGAGGCCGCGGCCAAGCGCGCTTACATGGCGCTCCGGAAGAAGCTGGCGAAGCGCGGCGTCCGCGCGCTGCCGGAGAAGTACCGCCCGGCGATCGCACTCGGCGACGCGTACCTCGAGGCGCTGAAGGAGCGGGCCGCGGCCATCGCGGATGCACGCGAAGCCTTCCAGGCGGTGGAAGACGTGGAGCTGGAGGCGCCGTGGCGCCGGGCCATGGTCGTGCGCAGCATGGCGCCACTGCCGGCATGGGAATCGCCCGTGATCGTCGCTGCTGCGACCGAGGCCGCGTTCCGCCGCCTGCCGGCGCGGTCCGAGGCCGCCGCCCTCGCCAACGTCTACCGTCTAGCCGCCTGAGGAAGTCGGATCGGTCGCGCCCGCCGCTGAGCGGGCGCAGCCGTCCGGTGCGCGCCATGATGCACGACACATTCCCCCACACCCATGATGCGGCTGTCGAGTTCGAGCCGCTGACCATCGCCATCGACCGTGTGGCCGCCGGCATCGCTCGGACTGCCGCCGACCAGCGCCGGCCCGGCAGCGACTATCTGCGCAACCCGCCGCTGACGACCCGAGAACGCGAATGGGCCGCTCGCGCCCGCCTCGCTGCGCGCCTCCTGGAGGTGCTCGCCAACGCCGACGGCGACGACGTGCTCTCGCCCTCGCTCGATCCGGCCCTGGTCGCCTTGCGCGCCATCGTGGCCGACGCCGACCGCGCCCCGTCCCCCCGCTGCTGATCCCCTCCTGCTTGGAGCCACGCCCATGGTCACGATCACCGTCACCGAATCCGTGCGCGCTCTCTTGGAGCATGCGTTAGGCCGCTTCATCGGCGGCGCGCAGCCGCCGGCTGCTGTCCTGCTGAGTGTCGCCGGTCGGACCTATGACGCCGCCACCCTCTCCGACGCCTACAACGCCGTTGCGGCCGCATCCCGCAGCGGCGTTCGCGCCTTCCTGGACCTTTCTACCTCGCACCTGCAGGCCTCCACCCGCGAGATGTGGACCGAGAGCTTCGACGCCGAGCACTTCCCGACACCGACCTGGTGCGGCGAGACCGGCTGGCTGCTCTTCGTGCCGGCGAGCAACGACGCGTGGGACCACGTGTGCGGCTCCGAGCTGCCGGCGATCTTCGATCACGCCCGCGCTGCCGGCGCCGAGTACGTGCGCTTCGACGAGGGCGCGCCGGTCGTCGAGGCCCTGCCGATCTTCGAGGATGACGGCGAGCCCGAGAGCGATGCGTTCTGGGATGCTGCGATGGCTGCGGAGGCCGAGCCCGCTGCACCATTCAGGTTCACGCCTGACGACGACGCATTCATCCAGGCCATGCAGGTCCAGAACTTCGACGCGACACAGATCGCGCGTTTGCTGGCGAACCGGACGGGCATGCACTGCAGCCGCACCGACGTCGCCGTCCGCCTCGCTGATCTCGCCACGGCTGAGGCACTCCATGGATAGGGGTTCGATCGCTTCGGGGCTTGGCATGCCGACCGGGGCCGCCCCATACCCTTCCGCTGCAACTGCGCGCCGGGAGGATCACCAAGAACATGAACGCGGGGAGGCGGCGCACGGTGGACATTCTGACGACCACGGATCTGAAGGCCCTGCGGCTGCTTCTGGGCCTGTCGCCGGCGGAGGCCGCGGCCATGATCGATGAGCCGAAGGACTGGCTGGTCGACGCGGAGCGTGGACGCAGCTGGAATATCTCGCCGAAGTACCGCGACTTCCTCCTGCGCATGGAGGAGGTGGTGCAGACCTTCATCGATTGGGTCGAGACCACGCCCGGCCGGTTCATCATCGTATACTCTAACGAGGACGTGTTCCGGGACTATGACCCGGTGTGGGCCGCGAAGTTTCCGACGGCGCTGATGCACCTTCAGGCAGCCTCGCGCGCCGTCTCGACGCTGGGCAACCGGCAGCTCAACATCGTGACGCTCTTCCCGAAGGCCTTCGAGGAGTACCTGCAGCACACCGGCAAGGCTGACTCGCCGGACGTGCGGCAGAGCTGGGCAGAGGCCTTCAGCGCCAATTACCGAACCATGGGAGCGAAGCGTTGAGCGCGATCGGCGAGCTGTGGTCCGGTCTCGGCAAGGCGGTACAGGGGAAGGCCGGCGCTCGCGCGCCGGTCCCCACCCTGCGGTATTTCGAAGATCCGACCGTCGCACAGACCGCGGCCGACGAGGCGCATCGGCTGTGGCTCCGGATCGCGCAGAAGGTCCAGGGCGGCGTCTGGTTCTACCAGGCGCGCGAGCAGGTGCTCGCCGAGGAGATCCCGGACATCGGCAAGGCCTACGGCCGACCGGTGGCCTCACGGGTCGAGAAGGCGGTGCAGCGGATGGAGCCGTGCGACCTGCCGGCAGCGGCGACGGCGGCGGTGCGCGCAGGCAACCAGGCAGCGGCGCGGAGCTTCCTGCGGGCGCGGGACGGGCGGGTGAGCCTCATCAACCGGCTGAGCCTTGCGTGGTTCGGCCGGCACTTTTGGTGAGCGGCAGCCGCTCACCTACCGTGCGCAGCTGCTGATCTCTTTCCATGTCCGCTCAGCGTAATAGTCGTCGCCGAGCAGGGACCAAGCGGACTTGATCGTCACGCTGGTGCCCTTGCCGGCCCGCCGCACGTCCATGTCGACGAAGCGGTTCGTCGCGGAGCTGACGAGGCCGACGGCCGTCTCTTCCATCACGATCTTGATGGTGTCGGCGCCGCGCAGATCGGTGAGCCGCACCATCGAAGGATAGGCCTGATCCAGCACCTGGAACGCGCAGGCGGCGAACTGCGCATGGTCGGCGGCGATCTGCCGGGTGAAGGTGGCGCTGGCCGGCGCGGCTGACGCGACGAGGCCGAGGGCGATGCAGAGCGGTAGGCCGATCCTCATGCATCATCCTGACCACGGCTCAGGCTGCGTTGGCAAGCCGCCGGCGCTCGCCCATGATGGCCGGCATGCGCCGAATCCTCATCTCTCTCCCGCTGCTCCTGCTCTCGCTCAGCTCCGCCAGCGCCGAGCAGATGAAGCCGGAGGTGTGCGACAAGCTTCGAGACGCCTTGTACGCTGTGGTCAAAGCCGTGGACGGCTCGATCAAGATGGCTGAGTCGCTGGAGCTGCGTGACAGGCGCGAAGATGTCGGGCCGAAGACGCGGGCAGCTCTGGAGCAGATGACAGCCACCCGCCTACGGTTTCAGGCCAGCCTCTTCGAATACAAAGCCGCTTCGCGCGCCGCTGCCGAACAGATCGCGTCGTGCTCAGAGTGACGTGCTGAAGTTGGCCCGCAGGGTCCGGCGGTGCAACTGCGTGCCGGCCATGTTGCAGGCGGCCTCAAACCCATCCAGGTCGTAACGCGACACGAAGGAGGGCAGGGGCTGCGGGAGCGCCTGCCGGAGGACGCCGACGAGCCGCGCATCCTCGCCGAGATCAGGGGGCGTGCCGGTGCCGGCTGCACGGACCAGGCGCTCTTGGAGCGTCTGGGCGGCCGGCGCGGCGAACTTGAGGGCACAGAAACGCTCGATGCTGGCGTCGAGGTATTCCGGATGGTCGAGCACCGCGACGACTAAGGCGGCCTCCCGAGCCGGTATGGCAGGGCGGAGCCGGCGCTCCAGCGCCGTCGGTCCCAGCTGAGGTCGGGCCTGCCCAAGGCGGCGCGTGCGCCTCAACAACTCGTCGGTGAAGGCCCGGCGCATCGTCTCCTCTCCGACGACAGCGAGCGTCGCCCGGATCCCTGTCTCCAGCTTCGCCCGATCCTCGGGCCCGTCGCCGGGTGTCTCCGCGCGCAGCTTCAGCCATAGGCGCTCAGCCATGTGCTGCGCCTGACGGATGACCGCTTGCAGTGCGTTAGGCCCGGCGCTGCGCACCAGGTCGTCGGGATCGACACCCGTCGGAAGGATGCCGAACACGATGCGGCGATCACCAGAGACCCAAGGCAGGGCGGTGTCGAGCGTCCGATCGGCGGCGCGGGCGCCCGCTTCGTCCCCGTCAGCGATGTGCACGACCACCGGAGCGACACGCCATAACGCGTGCAGATGCTCGACGGTGAGGGCCGTTCCCATGGGGGCGACGACGTTCTCGATCCCGGCCTGCGCGACCTGGGCGACGTCCATGTACCCTTCGAGGACGATGGCACAGCCGTTGCGGCTGATCGCCTGTCGGGCACGATCCATGTGGTAGAGCACGCGCCCCTTGTCGAAGAGCGCTGTCTCGCGCCCGTTCAGGTATTTCGGCATCCCGCCGTCCATCGCGCGGCCGCCGAACGAGATCACCTCCTTCACTCGGTTCCGGATCGGGAACATGATCCGGCCGCGGTAGAAGTCCCGGACCGGTACCGATGGATCATCCGGAGATGTCGCCACGCCGGCCTCGATCGCATCCTGAGTTGACCAGCCGCGGTCGGCGAGGTGTTCGAGCAGTGCTCGCCCGGCCTCAGGCGCCCAGCCTATGCCGAGCTGAGAGGCGATCCGGCGCCGCAACCCTCGCTTCCGCAGGTAGGCTTGAGCCGCCTCCGAGGCCTGCAGTTGCCGCACGAAGAAGTCCTGCGCGCAGGCGAGCAACTCGATCGCCGAGCCTCGGGCCGCGCGCGACGCCTCGGTTTCCCGGGTGATCCCATCGCGGGTCACTTCGATGCCGGCGCGCCCCGCCAGCTCCTCCACCGCCTCGGGGAAGGTGAGGCCGGACATCTCCATCACGAAGTCGATGGCGTTGCCGTGCTTGCCCGTCGAGAAGCAGTGCCAGAATCCCTTCTGATCGTTCACGAAGAAGCTCGGCGTCCGCTCGCGAGCGAATGGCGAGAGGGCCCGCCACTCCCGGCCGGCGCGCTTAAGCTGCACGTACCCTCCGACCACCTCGGACACCGGCAGCCGATCCTTGATGGCCTCGATCGTGGCGTGCGTGATCCTGGGCATCAGAACCTCTTCATCTCAGCGTAGGCGTCGGAGAGCGGCAGTTCCTTCGCGGCGAGGTCGCGGAAGTGCATCGTCTCGCCGACGAACTCGCAGGCCTGCGTCTGGTAGGCCTTCCCGTGTCGGCGCTTGGCGTTGATGATCTCGGCGCGGCCCTCGATCAGGGTCATCTTGTCCCGCCACGCGACCGCATCCTTCGAATCGGGATCGGTCATGTCCGGCTTGCGCTCGAGGTGCGCGATCTCAGGCCGGTGCGTGAAGATGATCGTGTCGGCGTGGGGCTCGATCGAGCTGTAATACATGAGGTCGCCCGACCGCGGCCGCCCGTCATCTCGGGACCGGACCTCCTTGTTCATCTGGGCGAGGGCGACGACCCCGATTTGGAGTTCCTTCGCCATCTTCTTCAGCTCCTCGGATGCTTTCGCCGTGATGTCGGCGCGCTCCTGGCGCTTGAAGCTTGGTTCGATGATGTGGAGGTGATCCACGATCATCCACCGGATCCCAAATTTGTGCTTGTAGCGGATGGCGCGGGCTCGGATCTTTTCGATGTCCATTCGCGGACTGTGGTCGATCCAGACCGGAAGCCTTCTCATTCGGCGCGCGAGTTCGTCGAGGCGTCCGGCCTCATCCTCGTTGATGCGCGCATTCGCTATGCGCCATGCCGGTAGGTCAGAGTGCGCGGACATGGCTCGAATCGCCCAATCCTCGCCCTCCATTTCTAGGCTCATGATGAAGCCAGGCGCCTGACTGCCGAAGAACTCGGCGGCTTGACCGGCCAATGCGGATTTTCCAGATCCCGGTCGACCACCCTTAATGACCAGCTGGCCAGGCATCAGCGGGCCCGCGACCTGATCGACGGCGTTCAGCCCCCATTTCAAACCGCTGGTCGCGACTGACGGTGAATCGATCGCCGCGATCGCGCGGGAGGTCGCAAGTTGAGCCCACTCGCCAAACATGCGCACGTGGCTGACGTCGACCTTCGACGAGTTGAGGATCCGGACATCGGCCTCGTCGATGGCGTTCTGCGCTTCGGTGAGCGGGTCGAGCCGGCCGATCGCCTGGATGCCGTCGACCGCAGCTGCGATCCATCGCCTCCGGCGCGCGAGATCGCGCACCTGCTTGGCGTAGTGGATGGTGTCGCGCAGGTCGGCGACGCCCTCCATCAGCACCTCGATGTAGTCCGGGTCGACGCTCGTGCCCTTGTCGCCGCTCTTGGCGAAGTCGTGCACGATCGCCGCGTTCACGCGCTTGCCGGTGTCGACCAGCTGCGCGATCGTCCGGAAGACGGTCTGGTGCTGCCGGTCGTAGAAGTCATCGGCCTCCACGTCCCCGGCGATGTCGTGGAAGATCTCGTCGCGCATGAGGAGCGCGCCGAGGATCTGCTGCTCGGCTTCGATGTTGTAGGGGTTCGGTACCTGCATGGCCGGTCACCCGACCTCATCGAATTTGCCGACCTCGTTCCCGAAGATGTCCCAGCCGGGTCCGCTGGCGCGCGAGTAGAGCTCGACCCCGGTCGTGCCGGTATATCGCTCGATCCGCCGCCGCACCTCAGCGGGCTTGCGCGAATGCTCCCACCGCCGTGTGACGACGATCTGCCGAACGTCGGTGGCGGCGCGTTTCGGCGCGCCCCGGCGGGCGAGCACGACCAGCTCGGCGTTCTGACGCGTGGTGAAGCCGGCGCCCGCGAACAGGACGTCGTCCCAGTTCTCCGAGTAGCGGATCGAATCGGGGGCGTTCGTCTTCACCCACACGAAGGCGAGCGACGATGGCTTGAAGCCCCATGCCCTGATGACGTCGACATGCATGCCGGCGGCGACCATCGGGCCGGTCGTCCAAAGGAAGAGGTGGCAGTCTTCGGCGGCGAGATCCGCGACAGGGTCGGCCTTGATCTCGTCGAGGCTCCGGGTCGCGTAATGCTGGCTCGGCGAGCGGCCCTGTCCGGCCTCGGTGCGGGTAACGAAGGACCAGGGCGGATCGGCATAGATGACGGGATAGCCGTTCCGCTTCAGACCGGCGAAGAAGTGCCCTGCCGGCAGGCGTTCGCAGTCATCCATGCACGGCCTCCCCAATCGGAGAAGCCACGATCCACGTAGCCGGCGCAGACGCCCGGCTGGAAGAGATCGCACTGGCCGCGATCGAAGAAGGTCCGCTGCGGCGGCTTCGGCACGAGCACGCGCTGCCGGCGGGGCTGACGGATCGGTAGCGGGGGCTGAAGGGCGAGATCGAGGCCGTCGATCCCGACCCGCGGCTGCTTCGAGGCCTTCGCAAGGATTCTGCGCGGGCGAGCAACAGGAACGGGTTTCTCGACGCGTGCGGGCGCACGCGGAGCGTCGGGCGGGACATAGCTTCTCAGCGTCTCAGAGGTTCGGATGTCTGCCGCTGCAGGGGTCCTACCCCCCTCATCCCGAAGGATCGTCCGCGCCCGGCAGGCCGGGCAGTACGAACTCTTCTCGGCAACGACGGCACCGCAGACGATAAGCCCGAGGCCCGATCCGCGCAACGGAAAACGGCAGTTACTCATCATCGCGTTGATGAATAGTAGCGAGGTGCTGGGCAGCGGCTTGTCTGCTGGCCAGAGGTCGCCGGCTACGGCGTTGCGCTCTTCCGTCAGGCGCTTCGTGTGGCTCCGACGGGCTGCCGGCCGCTTCGAGTTCCAGGGGGAGGAGCTGCGGCGTCCGCGTCGGCTCTTCCTTGCGGATTCCGACGGAAGCCGGCCACCCATTCCGACGCGAAGCCGGCCAGCGTTCCGATTTGATGTCGGCCACCATTCCGAGATGAAGCCGGCCACTCGGTAGCCGGCATC